CGCCATATCCCCCTTCCACAGCCCTTGCTGCTCTAGGCTTCCAGCGTTTCCGCCGGTGTCGAAAAATCCGTCGTGTCGAAGAAGTGTCGAAAGTCTTTCAGCGGGCCGAGTCTGATCACGTCTTGCAGGAAGTCCGGGGCGAGGTGTGCATATCGCATGGTCATGGTCAGCGACGAGTGCCCGAGAATCTTTTGCAGGGTCAGGATATTGCCGCCGTTCATCATGAAGTGCGAGGCGAACGTGTGGCGGAGCACGTGCGATTTCTGCCCACGGGGGAGGGCGACGCCGGACATCTTCACGGCGAAGTCGAAGCTGTCGCGGCAGTTGGAGAACTTGCCGTAGCGGCGCAGGTGCGAGTGCAGGCGTTGTTCCAGTTCTGGAGGTATCGGGACCGAGCGGCGACGCTTTGACTTCGTGTTAACGAACTGCACCGCTCCATCCCGGACCCGATCCAGGGTCAGCCCTTGAGCTTCACCCCAGCGGCAACCGGTAGCCAGACAGACCAGGGCGACGGGTTCCACATGAGGCGTCTTGCAATGTTCCCGGAGGGCACGGAACAGCGTTTCTATCTGCTGGCGGGTCAGGTAGGTCAACTCACGATCTTGCAGCTTGATCGCCTTCACCTTGGCCAGCGGGTCTGGATAGTCGATTTCACCCAACTGGTGCAGTTCGTTGAACAGCGACCGCAGGTAGCCCAGTTCGTTGTTCAAGGTCTTGCCGCTGATGCCTGACGCAAGGCGTCTGGCCCGATACTCGGTGAAGATGTTCCCGGTTACCACCGAGCCTATGGGGTCGCCCATGCGTTCCGCCATCTTGCGCAGCACCAGGGAACGACGGTCAGCGTCCGTCAGGGCGTGGCCGTGGAGTAACGTCCAACGGGTCACCAACTCAGACAGGCGTCGACGATCCTTCGGCCTTGGTGTCCAGGCCGGGTTTTCAATGGTCCTTTGCCGCACGGTGGCTTCGAACCGCTGGGCTTCGCCCTTGGTCTTGAAACGCTTCCTAAAACGCTTGCCCTTGATCGGTTCAACGTCGGCCAGCCAGCGGCCATCCTCAAGCTTGGTGATCGCCATCAGATCGCGTATCCCCGCCGTAGATACCGATCACACATCAGCTTGTGTATGTGCCTTTCCAGATCGCGACGAGTCCAACCCTTGGCGAGATAGTGGTCTTCGATAACGTGCCAGAACTCCAATTTGCGGGCGGACTCAATCGCTTTTTTTGCGGGAATCCGCTCCCGCGCAATCAGGCTCACGAACTGGCCGAGGAACATCTCGCAGTTGCGCCCGCTAAAGCCCTTGGCGGTCTTGTAATAGCGCCGGTACTCAGCGCGCTCGATCAGCGGATCGCACTCGACCTGTACACGGGCGTCCTGGCTGATCAGGCTCCAGAACGGATCGTAGACCGCCGTCCGGCTCAGCAGCTTGAAGCTTTCACAGGCGTAGCCCCACAGCCCTTGCAGATGCGGGCAAAGCCCCTCATAGGTGCGACAGCCCATAACCTCCCCGGAGGCCATCCGCGAGCCTTCGGAGAACTGTTGCACCACCGAGTGATGGAAGCGGAATTCGATGCGCCAGACCGTCTCCAGGGGGTTATAGGCTGGGTCGCCATCGCCGAACGGATCGCCGTTCAGGGTCGCCCACACACTTTCCCAATAGTCGAGCTTGTCGGTGGCCCGAGCCTGGAGGGTCTTGTTATAGATCGACAGTTGCAGGCCGTTAGCCGAGCCGAACATGTACGTCTCGCCACGTCCGTAGACCGAGGCGTTGCCGTCGAATTCGATCCGCTCGATCCCGCTGATCTGGCGTACCCGACGCGAGCGGCAATGCATGCGATCCACCAGATCGCGAGGCGGTTTCCAGCCCTGTACGTCCAGGGCGATATGCACAGCGGCTTGGTTGGTTTCGCAGTGACTCAGCACGGCAGCGGCCAAGTCATCCAGCACGCCCTGGAGGATGCGCGGATCGGCGCCATCGAGGGCGTGAGGCGATACCTCGATCTTGAGGTGCGAGCCGAGGGTATCGACCTTGATGTTGTGGTTCTTGATCAGCAGGATCAGACCCATTTCAGCGTTCTGCAGGCGGTACTGATACCCGGAGTCGCGACCGATCCGCCCCTTGGACCACTCGTAGCCGGCGAACTCGACCACATCCACCGAGAGGTCAAACAGCGCCATCACTTCCGGGCGCAACTTGCCGTTGTACAACTGTCGCACCGTGTCCACGCCGCACCGCAGGATGCGCACGCCTGACAGGTCGGTGAACGCCCCCGTTATGGAATCAACGAAGAGCCGTCCCTTGGGGGAATCCAGCAACTGCCCGTCGGGTTGCAACAGGAGGCGGTTTTGATGAATCGGTTTCACTTTCTTCATGGGCTTACCCAACAATGTCCATTAATGTCCAAAACACAGGGCGTTTATCTGACGTGTTACAGGGGCGTCGGCCGGCCCCGCCGTGGCGCTTGCTCACTCCGAGACGAGCCGTTCGCGCGCGCCCCGGCCAGGCCGGCTACAGCGGCCATACCGGCCCCGTCGGCGTCACCGCCACCGCGAAGAAAAAGCCCGCCAGATAGGCCAGGAACGCCAGCCCCAGGGCGGCGAAATAGCTTGTCCAGTTCATCGGCTCCCCCTCAGTTGATCGAGCGCGGCAAGCGGCTGGTGTCAGGAACCACCGTCACCCGCACGGCGGCGCTGTTCGCGGCGGCGGGCGGCACGTTCGGCGCGGCGGCCTGAGCCGGCGGCGCATTGCCCAAGGCGCTACGCCCGGCGCAGGCGGCATAGCCGGACCAACCGCCCTTGAAGCTCAGTTCCGCGGCGCAGTTGCCCCGCGGCACCACGGCATAGCCGGTGTCGGTCAGGTCGCGATCGGTGAGAGTGAATTCGCTGCCGTCCTGGCCCCGGACGGCGAACAGATAGGTGCGGCGCCCGGAGGCGGACAGCAGGGTTGCCTTGACGATGAAGTCGCGGCCGGCGAAGGGATGGCCTACAGGAGCAGCGCCCGGAACGCCTGGGTGCCCAGGTACATCATCAGCAGCATCAGGACCAGCCGCACCAGTAGCACGCGCAGCACCCACAGCAGGACCGGCTTGAGCAGGCGCAGCAGTTCCAGCAGCAGGCGGCGATACAGGGTCGCCCATGAGCAGACGAGGTCCGCCGTCATAAACCACAGACCCAATAGCAAGGGCCGGAATTGCCATGAATAGAAGAATCTTAGGTTGTCTAAAAAGGCTCTTGCCGGCGATGGTGTCGGTGACGGAGCCGGTGGCTGTCGATTCATAGAGGGCGAAGGTCTCCTGGCGGATTTTCTTGATCTCGACGATCACGTCGCGGGCCGGCGGTTTGTTGTCCTGTGCCGAGTGCTGGCTTTCCTTGTAGCGGCCCCGAATGCCGATGACGGCGAGGTTGGAGTGCAGATAGGCCTTTTCCGCCGTCATGCGGATGTCGTCACGGATATAGGCGATGTTCGGCGTGGTGAGGATGATGTCCCAGTTGAAATGCCGGTGCCGGGTCCAGGCATCCAGCCAGCCCATGGGCCGCCCGGCTGCCTTGGCCGCTTCCGGGCCGTCCGGGAAGTCGAAGCGCTTGAGGTCGGCTTCGCGCCAGGACTTCAGAAAGATCAGTTGGGTTTCGTCGAAGATGATGAACGCGCCACGCGGCGCCCACATGAACCAGGTGCGCATCTTTTCCATGTCATCCAGGTCCTCGAGGTCGAGGTTGATGACGTCGCAACTGGAGGGCGTCTCCGGCATCACCTGGAAGATCCGTTCGCGGGTCAGGCCGCGCACGTTGGTGATGATGACGCGGCCTTTCTTGATCGCGGGGATCAGGTCATCTTGGATCGCGCCGGAGGTCTTGTAGGAGCCGTTCGGGCCGTGATGAATCTTGATCGCCATGTCACTTACCTATGAAAGGGATGAAGGACATGGAGAAGCGCGTGCCGATGGCGGCGAAGATCATGTTCACCGCGTCCGGCAGGCCGAAGAACGCCAGCAGCGAGCGCAGGTCGCCGTCCAGGGACGAGTAATAGGACGTGATGGTCGAGCCGATACCGATGCCGCCGACGACTTCGCGGAACGCCTTGTAGCCGATTTCCGCGACGAACAATTGCATCTCGAACCAGCCCTTGATGGCCATCTTGGTCAGCAGGACAAAGGCGTCGGTGACGAAGTCATAGACGCCGCTGTAGAGGAAGTCCCAGAGGGATTGCATCCAGGCGAGAATGTCGGAGAGAAAGGGAATGTCCATGGCGTTTCCTCAGGAGCGATAGAAAACGATCCATCCGGCCAGGATCGCGGCGATGAACAGCACCACGTAGCGGATGACGGAGAGTTCTTGGGCGTACTGGGTGAGGCAGACGTCGTAGCGCTGGCCGAGGGCGGTAAAGTCCCAACACGGTAGGGAGCCGCCGCCGGTGCCCAGGTGAATATCGAACTTGGAAGCGAGGACGCTTTCGAACTTGCCTTGCAGTTCCTGGAAGTCCTTTTGCGCCTTGGCGATGGCGTCGTCGTATTCCTTGATGGTCTTGTCGAAGGAGCCTTGCTTCGGCTCTTTCAGGCCTCCCCCGCCGGAGCCGTCGCCGCCATCGCCACCGGTCCCGCCGCTGGAGCCGGACCCGTCGCCATCGCCGCCGCTACTGCCGTCACCGCCGGGCGTGGTGCCGCAGTCACTGCCAACATGGCCCTGACAGGGGTTGTTACCGCCACCGCCCCCACCGCCGCCGCCACCACTGGAGCCGTCATCGCCACCGCCGTTACCGGGCTTGGTGCCGCCATCGCTTCCACCGTCGCCGCCGGGCGGGTTGCTACCACCGTCGCCCCCGGTGCCGCCGTCCCCACCCGGAGGCGGACCGTCGCCCGGGCCCACGTCGCAGCCGAAAGCACAGGAGCCCTTGGAGGTGAACCAGTTACCGGTGAACGAGCCGATGACCCGGCAGAAGGTTCCACCCGCTTCGCCCTCAGCGGGGCCGATACAACCATCAATCGAACTGACGGCGATCTCACAACCGAGGTAATTGATGAAGCGGGAAATCGGTGCTTGGTGGCCGCCTTTTTCATAGAGCGAGCCAGCCAGAATCTTGCACTTATTCTCCCGGCATTCGCCGGCACTGAGATCAAGCTCAGTTCCCTCAGGACACCTATCACCTTTCAAATAAACATCCGTATTAAAAAGAATCCAATCACCAGAACGAACCACACAATAGAAAACCTTGCCCGCCTCACTTGGATTTGACGAAGGTTCCATAACAAAAACCCGACCAGGGTCCTTGGAAAAACTGCTGAAATAAAGATCACAGCCAGCCGAAGGGGATGAAACTTTCTTATTAAAATAACCCATGTACCAGTAATAATATTCGGCATGAGCTGCCGAACCAAATAACAACGTGATAATCAACAATATGAACCGAGGCATAAAAAAGGGGCCTTTCGGCCCCTCCTCCTGTCACTGATACTGGCCGATTTTCAATCCCGTCAGCAGCGCGGACGCCATGAATGCGCCCAGCATCAGGGACCAGATCACGTCAGGCCTTGCGCATCGCGCCGATGACCAGGGCGAGGCCGACCAGCACCGCCACGGCGGCGATCACCAGCTTGGCCACGGACGAGCCGTCGGTGCCGGCTTGGGTCAGCACTTCCTTGGTGGTTTCGTCGATCAGCGAGTCGGCGAAGGAGACGTTGGCCACGGCCAGGCCGACGGTGGCGATGGAAGCGTTGCGGAACAGGGTTTTCATTTTTTCCATGATTGGAACCTCATTAATTGCGCGCTTTGCGCATGGCGGAAATGATCAAGCCAGCCCCCAAACCAACGGCGAACAGCCCGATGGTCCCGGCGAAGCCGAGGCGGAAGGCCGACGGGTCGAAACCACCCATCAGCAGAGTCAAATAGCCCTCTGCCTCAGGCGGCAGCAGGTAGGTCTGTATCCACTCAAGGTGCGTACAGCCGACCGTGCCGTCCGCGTTCTGGACCCAGGTCTTGCACACTTGAACCGATACAGAGCCTTCCATTCGTGCAGTCCTCAAACAGCCAGGGAGGCCGCTAGGCCGTCGATCCAGCCCCAGGCGTAGCCGGTGGCCAGACCTACCGCGAACAGCGAGAGATAGCGGAGCATCGCGGCCTCCTACGGCTTACGCCTTGGCGTCCGGGGACTTGTCTTGTTTGTCCTGGCCCTGCGGCTGCTGGGCCGGGCGCGGGGCTTGGGCCTGTGCTTGCGGGCGGGCCGGGGCTTGGGCGGTCGGCGCCATCGGCTTGCCGCCCACGGCCAGCAGATCCACGAGGACCTGGGTATTGGTGATCCGGCCGAAACGGTCTTGGGTCGGGCGGACCACGCTGGCGAACTTGCAGAGCACCGGCTGGCCTTCGAAGACGATGGCGTCCAGCAGGGTCGGCTCGATGTTGTATTCGCTGATCTCGAAGCCCTTGGCGTTGCCACGGGCACCTTCCGGGATCGGGGCGATGGACTGGACCGAGGCGTAGATTTCCCCGGTCTTGGTCGAGGTATAGGTGTCGGTCTTGGTGACCCACAGTTCGACGACGCCGCCTTGGGTTGCAAACATGTTCATCGGTGTTTCTCCTTCAATTCGCCTTTTTCGGCGTGAGTTAGCCCGCTGCTGCAATTCGGCTCATGTGCCGGTGATTCAGCGGAAGTGATTGCTTAGGAAAAGAAGAGCCTTTTTTACCGAGTTTCAGTGAGTTCTAGTGGAGCTATATCAACACAGATAAAGCGCCTAAAATCGTTTCTGAGGAAATATCAAGCTACTGAACTTATTGAGCAACAAAGTGCAGTAACGAGCATTTCGATTTTCGCCGAAATGAATAACTTTCAAGTCCGTTAACACCAAGGGCTCTGCCCTTGTCATCCCGCTCTTGCCGCCGAGGGCTCGGGAGCGCGGGGCGGAGAAGCTGCCCCACACTCCCCAGCGGAGGCTGTTTCAGGGGGGAGACGTTCAAGGGTGCGCTCCGCCCGTGCTTCCGTTCGCCGGAACGGTGAGGCTGTTCCGACGAGCCGGGAGCGCGGCCCTTGACCGGATCGGCCACGGTGCGGGCGGCCTGGATCAGGCAGAGCAGGAGCAGCGCTTTCAGGGTGTCAGCGAGCATGGGTCAGCCCTCCAGTTGGAATGCTTCGCGCACGGGCACGAAGGGCGTAGGTTTCCCGCTGTCGTACACAACGTGCCAGTACTTCGGCGGACGCCGGGACGGATCGTGTTTCGCGCAGAAGGAACGGGGACGGCAGAGCCAGCGGCCATCTTCCAGATAAGGCAGCCCAGGGGGCCGGCAGTCCGGACACGGCGACGGGCTGTGCAATGGGATGGCCTGCCTTGCGGACCAGCACACAGAGCAGGCGCAGTCCGGGGCGTGGGTCTGGCGTAGGTAGTAGGGACTGGCGGCCATGGCTCATTTCTGCCCCCTACGACCACAGCGATAGTCTTCAATCGCCTGACGGAGCCAAGCATTCTCGATCTGGTCGATATCGACAGTCAGGCCGCCCCAGGTCACGACCCTGCCGGAAACACTGCCGACGATGCCCGCGAAGCAGAATTGGAAGGTGTCCATCAGAACTCCTCCTTTTCCATCAGTTGATGGGTGAAGAGCGCAACATTGACCATCACGTGCTTGCCGATCTTGTGCGCGGGGAGATAGCCCTTACGAATCCATCCACGGACGGTTTCGTGGTCTTCCCCCATGCCAATCCAGTTCGCGAAGTCCCGCCACGGCAACACCGGGGGCGCCGCGCGAAGGTCTTGAGCCTTGATTTCTTCCACTTCCATGGCCTTTGCTGCACTATGTTGGTCTTTGTTGGGCTATGCCCATTAAGTCAATAATTACCCTGAAGGCAATTATTGACCTGGCCTTTGGTCGAGTCAATAGTTACCCTCGCTGCTTCGTGTGAATAATTTCTATATGGAAAGCTCAGCAGATAGAGCAAGGCTATTGATTAAGCAGATCGGCCCTAAAAAGCTCAGTCAACTGAGCAATACGGATCACAGCCGGTGGCTGAATGTCAGCAAAGGCGCTGTACGAGTAAGCACTGACGAAATTGACGTACTTGTGCGGGCCTTCCCTCAGTACGCCCTTTGGATCGCTAGCGGACAGATTGCCCCCGAGTGCGGACAGACAAGTCCGAGCTACGATGAAGCCAATCGAAACTTGACCAGTCAAAGCGCGGGATAGCGATCACACAGGAAGTGGCTAGGCGTTGGTATGCCCGAAAGACAGGAAAAGATAAATGAAAGGATGCTTTTTATTATTTCTAGCTCTACTTTCTTTCTCAGCTTTTGCAAATGAAGCCAGTGATGACTGGCTAATCAAGTTTTCAAACTCCGCTCTATGCTACGCATTCAGAAATAGCAGCGGAGAGAACGGGGTTGGGAACTCTATAAGAAGAGACTGTGAAAAGGACGACAGGCAGGAAGTGACGAGGCGACAAGAGCGCCTATATAGCGAGGAGTGCCAATTCTGGATTGAAAGGCATAGAGTTAATCCGAACTCGATAAGTACAAAGGGACTAAAGGATTTTTGTGGTAAGTAATTTAGCTTGCACAAAATTTGAGGAGATAGTTATGAGTAAGAAGGATGCAGACAATAATCTGATAGAAAAAATTGGCGAGCTTCCTGTTAGTGAATACTCAGAAATTATACTGGATGCTTTCATTAGTGACGAAACTTTAAAGTCGATACCTGCGGTATCAACAATTCTTGGTGTTGTTAAGGCTATTAGTAGTGCAAGAGAAAAGCGTTTTGCAAAAAAAGTAAGCTCTTTTTTGGAAGAAGCTAGGAAAGAGGTTACGCCGGAACTAGTAGGTAGGTTTTACGCAAAACTAGAACCTAAAGAAAAAGAGCGGTTTACAGAGGAGGCTATCGAAAACCTATCAAGAGCAGACTCAGAGCAGAAAGCTAGCATTCTAGGTGGCGCTTTCGCCAGAGTAATAAATGGAGAAGTAAGTGTTGAGGTTTTTGAGCACCAAGCTCGAATAACCAATAATGTTTCACTGATTGATATTCATACATTTATGCATGGTTATGAGAACGAAAATCTCTTTATTGACAGTCTTGGCGACGTACTGACAAATCATAGGGTTCTTAAAAGGAATATATCGGCGGAGAGAGATAAGTCACCAAATGGGGTTGGGGGATCATTTCATATAAAAGTAAAGTATGAATTAACGGGGATTGGAAAGGAGTATCTTAGAACTCTTCACAAGGTCTATCGAGATGTTATATCTCCAGAGAAAATAATTAAATAGCTTTTGATGGGGTTCTCAAGACAAATGCCACGGCATGGACTGTCGAAAAAGTGTCGAAACCACTGACCAACAATAACCAATGAAGGCGACTTCTCCTGATCGCAAGCCATTGATTTATCAGTAATTGTCCAGCATTGGCCAAATAAGGCCACCCTAAAAATAGGGTTCGACTCCCACTGCCTTC